GACGTATTAACAGCATTTGAAATATTAAAGGAGCGACAAAGTGGCGGATGATGAAGTAGGCTTAAATAAAGCCGAACTTCGCGGCGTGCTAAAGGCTCTAAAGAATATGGAAGAAGGGGCAACCGATGCCGCTAAACGCGAATCGGGCGCTATTTCTGAATATGTTCGTGGAAAGGTAATCGACTCGGCACACAGTCTTTATTCTCGGACTGTTGCCAGTCGAATTGCCGAAGGTTCAAGCGTTAAGAAATCTTCTAAGATTGGCGAAATTACTTACGGTTATGCAAACCAAAAGTTTAGCGGTGGAGCATCGACTAAAACTCTATGGGGTGGGTCTGAATTCGGATCTAACAAATATAAGCAGTTTCCTATCTGGTCAGGTAAGCAAGGTCGCGGATCTCGCGGATACTTTATTTACCCAACTTTAAGAAAATTACAGCCAGAGATTCTTACACGCTGGACTTCTGCATTTGATGATATTTTGAAAGAGTGGGGCTGATGGCAACAGGTACTAGAGCATTAACCCTTAAACTCCTAGCGGATATAAGTGACTTTAATAAGAATCTTGATAAAGGCGCTAAAGATGTCGATGGCTTCGGCGATAAGATGGCGGCTGTTGGTAAGAAGGTCGGAGTCGCTCTAGCCGCTGCCGCTGCCGCTGCTGGCGCAATGGCTATCAAGATTGGCATTGATGGAGTTAAGGCAGCATCTAATCTTGCTGAAACTCAATCTAAAGTAAATGTTATTTTTGGCGAATCAGCAACAGCGATTACTAAGTTCGCTTCAACTGCTGCAACGCAATTAGGACAAACCAGACAACAGGCAATGGATGCCGCATCTACATTTGCGACATTTGGAAAGTCTGCTGGACTTGCAGGAAATGAATTAGTTGCATTCTCCACAGATCTTACAACTCTTTCGGCAGACTTAGCATCGTTCTATAACACAAGCCCAGAGCAAGCGATCAATGCAATCGGCGCTGCGCTTCGCGGTGAATCTGAACCTATCCGCGCTTATGGCGTATTACTCAACGATGCAACGCTAAAGCAAGAAGCCATGAATATGGGCATCTATAACGGCACAGGCGCTCTATCTGCTCAGCAAAAGGTATTAGCAGCCCAGCAAGTAATTTTAAAGCAGACTTCAGATGCGCAAGGAGATTTCGCACGCACATCTGGCGGACTTGCTAACCAGCAAAGAATTCTTACTGCACAGATTGAAAACACTAAAGCAATGCTCGGCGAAGCATTATTACCAACAGTTTTAAAGGTAGTAGCATTTTTCAACAATAGCGTTATTCCAACATTTGAAGCATTCGTTTATGGCTTAACTGGCAACGAAGGCGCTGTTGAAGGTTTAGATGAAACTGGCAAAAAAGCGTATGAGGCTGGAGAAGCGTTTAGAGATGTTGCTAAAAGCATTGGGCAATTATCAGCAGCGTTTTCAACAGACGGTAAATCCAGCATGGAAGGGTTCGTCACAGCATTAAATTTCGTGGCTCAAACAGCGACAGTTGTAGTTACGATTATTAAAGAATTAATTAGTTTTATTGTTGAAATGGCTAATCAAGTTATTTCATTCCTTAACCTATTCGGTGCTGGAATTCAAAAGATCAACAGCATTAAGGGAACAGCATTTAGCACATGGGGAAATCCTGCCGCTGGCATGGGCGGTGGATTTGCAACAAGCGGAACTCCTAGCGCAATTTCACGCGGTGGAGCAGGTGGCGGTGCTGGCGGTGGAGCAGGTGGCTCTGGTGGGTTCTCTGGCGGCTCTGGAAGCGGTTCTGGGGCTGGTACAGGTGGCGGCGGTGGTACTGGCGCATCTGCTGGTATTGTAGGCGCTACAAGCCTAGTAAACCTTGCTAATCGCCTAACAAATATTCAAGATAAGTTTACAGATTTAACATTTTTGGTTGAAACTGGCGGAATCAGCAAAAAGGCTGGACAGGCTCAATTAGATCAATTAACTAAAGAATTTAGAGTATTAGAAACACAGGCAAATGCTCTTACAAGCCAGCCAGCAATGGGTTATGGATCATTCCGTCAAGGTGAAGCACGCACAGCGATAACAGTAAACTTTAATGGCGTTGTAGGCGATGGAGAATCAGTTAAGCGCAGCATAGTTGAAATTATGAACGATTCAACTGCACGCGGCACACTAGGCGCTGGTGCGTTCGATCGATGACGGCTTGGAATCCAGTCTGGCAACTATCGATAGATGGTGGCACATTTACAACAGTAACGCTGGCTAATCTTTCACTTAGTTCTGGTCGCACAGATATTTATCAGCAACCATTGGCAGGTTACTGCACAGTAGAAATCATTAATACAGACCAATCAGCAGTAGCCATTGAAGTAAACGATTCTTTTGCATTACAGATAAAAGATTCAACAAACACATTTAGACCTATATTTGGCGGATACGTCACAGACATTAATCAGAGTGTTCGCACTAGCGGATCTAATGCCATCGTTCAGAGTTTTACGGTTACAGCGCTGGGCGCTCTTTCAAAGTTGCCTAAAGTTTTAACCGAAGGTGTTCTAACTAAAGACTTCGATGGCGATCAGATTTATTCACTTCTCAGCCCATTACTCTTTAATACATGGAATGAAGTTCCAGCGGCTACAACATGGGCAACTTACAACGCCACAGAGACATGGGCGAACGCACAGAATTCTGGACTCGGTGAAATAGATCAGCCAGGCGATTATGAACTAACTTCTAGAGCATCCGACGTTACAGATGTTTATTCATTGGTTGCGGCTCTTGCCACATCGGGCGCAGGTTATATCTACGAAGATGCGCAGGGCAGAATAGGATATGCAGACTCAACCCATCGTGGCGAATATCTTGCTGTAAATGGCTATACCGAACTAACTGGAAACCATGCCCTATCTAGAGGAATTGCCACATCTCGACGAATTGGAGATATCCGCAACAAGGTAACAATTACCTATAAAAACGGAGATCAACACACAGCCGAAGATACTGCCAGCCAAGCGCTCTATGGAGTTCAGGCTCAAAACATCCTTACAAGCATCGAAAACGGCGTAGATGCCACATCACAGGCAAACTTTTATCTAGCCTTGCGTGCTTATCCGCAAAGCCTATTTAAATCCATTACTTTTGAACTTACTAACCCAGAGATAGATAACGCAGATCGTGATGCGCTCTTGCAAGTCTTTATGGGTCTGCCAGTAGATATCATCGATCTACCAGCAAATATGACTGGCGGAAGATTTCAAGGCTTCGTCGAGGGCTGGACTTTTAACGCTGGATTTAACAAACTGCAAGTAACCTTAAACGTCTCGCCAATTGCGTTCAGTCTGCAAGCGTTTAAGTGGTTAAACGTACCAGCCACAGAAAACTGGACTACAATTAACCCATTATTAGACTGGACTAACGCTACAATAGTAGCCTAAAAAGGAGAAGGAATGCCTACAACAACGAACTATGGCTGGACTACCCCAGCCGATACGGATCTAGTAAAGGATGGCGCAGCAGCGATCCGTACACTCGGTTCGTCTATTGACTCAACCCTAAAGACACAAATCGATGCACAGATTCCAGATTCACTACTTACGACAACAGGCGATGTTATTTACGCAAGTGGAGCATCAACACCAGCGCGTTTAGGTATTGGTTCAACTGGTCAAGTCTTAACAGTTTCAGGTGGACTTCCAGCATGGGGAACAGTTGCAGCAGGTGGTATGACTCAACTTGCCACAGGAACACTTTCAGGTTCAAGTGTAGTAATTAGCAGCATTTCACAATCATACAAAAATCTTGTTCTTCTTATTCATGGTGCTAGAAGCACAGTTTCAGCAGTAGATACTTTAATGCGCTTAAACGGAGTTTCAACTTCAATTTATACACGCGCAAGAATGGCAACAACTTCGACAAGTATTGCAAATACTGCAGCCAGTAGTTCGTGGGTAATTGACGATTTTGCAACACTTAACGCGAATAACAATGTTACTATCGTAACAATTAACGACTACACAAGTGGCAGACATCATCCAATGAATTATGTTAGTCAAGATGGAGATGTTAATGGAAGAGGTACTTTTGCAATTCTAGGTACATCTTCAAACGGCTTAGCAGCCGCTATTACAAGCATCACTTTATTTGTTTCATCAAACGCATTTGCAGGTGGAACTTACATACTATACGGAGTATCATAAAAATGCCTAAAACATCAAAGCGTCCAATGATTAAAATTCACAATGCTGAAACTGACGAAGTAATCGAGCGTGAAATGAATGATGAAGAATTCGCTCAGTATGAAATAGATAATGCTGAACAAATTGCTTACGAAACAGCAAAGGCGCAAGAGGCTGCAGACAAGGCTGCTCTTTTGGCTCGTCTTGGCTTCACTGAGGATGAACTTAAAACAATTCTCGGATAATGAAGCCTAGATTAGTTCCAGCAGCCAAGACTCTTAGGGATCAAGTTAATTCTAATTATCCAGACAGAGATAAAACTTCCGATGGATGGGTGGCGGATGCTCGCCATCTCGCTAGAGGTAACTCGGATCACATACCAGATAATGAAGGCTGGGTATGCGCCATTGATATCGACAAAGATTTATCAGGAAAGCCAAAACCAGACATCATGGGCGATCTTGCAGATCAACTTCGTATCGCAGCGCGAGATGGAGATAATCGCATTAAATACATCATATTCGATGGCAGAATCGCATCCAAGATCCTTAACTTCAAATGGCGTGTTTACAAAGGGAGCAACGCGCACAGGCATCATTGCCATGTGTCGTTCAATAAGAAGCAGAGTGTCGCAGATGGCTCACTCTTTAAAATCCCGATGCTAGGAGCAAAATAATGAATATGAAAAATCCACTTATCCTTACTGCTGGCGCATTTCTTTCAGCATGGGCAGCATCAAACTTCGATGTAGATTATCGCGCCATCCTATGGGCGATTCTTGCTGGCGTGTTCGGTTACGCTACTCCTAAAAAGTGAGCGCTACGGAATGGGGGCAAATAATCGCAGCAGCGACAGCGACCCTAACTGGTTTATTTATTGGCTTGAAATGGTTGGTACGCGGCTGGTTAAACGAATTACGTCCGAATTCTGGAAGTAGTCTTAAAGACCAAGTAACTCGCCTAGAGACACGCGTAGATAAGATCTACGAATTACTTACGAATAGGTCATAATAATTCCAAGCAAGGGAGAATAAATGACCACGTTAGCAGCGGTACAGGGTGACGGCTGGGCAGTAATTGGTTCGGATAGTCTTTCAACAGACGATAACGGCAGACCGATTAATATGGCTACACCTAAAATCGTTAAGAATGGCGCATTCCTTATTGCTGGCGCTGGTTCAGTTCGTGGATGCAATATTCTGCAACATGGCTGGACTCCACCGAAGCCACGCGGTGATTTAGACCGATTTATGACTAAAGCATTTATTCCGTCGATGCGTAAAGCATTCTTAGATGCTGGTTACGATATGAAGCAAGACAGTTCAAACGCTCTACACGATTCTGAATTCCTAGTAATCGTGCATGGAATCATTTACCCGATATTCGAAGATTACTCTTGGGAGCGCTCACGCGATCCGTTATACGTCTCAGGTTCAGGTGGGGCGTATGCGTTGGGCGCGCTAAAGACACAGAATATCGATGATGAATGGTCTGCAAGGCAAGCAATAGAAAAGGCGATAAACATCGCCATCGAATGCGATACGTCATCTGGCGGATCGATCTACTTGGCTTCCCAAAAGGACATGCGATGAAACGTACAGTTATTATTCCAGATCTTCAGTCACCATACGAAGATACACATGTATGCAGAAATATCGAAAGTTTCTTAAAGACATTCCGTCCAGACTCCATCGTAGTTTTGGGAGATGAAATCGATTTACCTATGATTTCGCGTTGGACAGAGGGCACGATGGGCTGGTTCGAACAGACATTAGCCGATGATCGCGATTACACAGTTGAACTTCTCTGGTCATTCTTTCAATATTCAAAGGATGCCCACGTCATAAGATCTAATCATACGGATCGTTTATACAACGTAATTATGAAGAAGATTCCAGCATTCTTGGCATTGCCAGAATTGCAATACCCAAAATTCATGCGCTTCGATGAACTTGGAGCGACTTACCACAAGACCCCATATACGGTCGCTGGAAGCGGTTCTAACAGGCTTATAGCCATTCATGGGGATGAACAGGGCATAAACCCTAATGCAGGTCTCACGGCGCTTGGAGCAGCCCGTAGGCACGGTTTTAGTGTTTTGGCAGGTCACACGCACAGAGCAGGGCAATCAGCGTTTACAGAGGCTTCAGGGGGCAAAGTAGGGCGCATTATTAGAGGATATGACTGTGGACATCTCATGGATCCAAAACAGGCTGGCTATACAAAAGGCACTATGAACTGGCAGCAAGCGTTCCAGATAGTTACCGAGATAGGTAGCCAATACCAAGTGGACATGATCCACATTGAAAAGGATGGCACATTCTTAGTTCATGGGAAGCGATACGGTAAAGCCAGATAATGTGACCCAAAACACACCCAAAACACTAGGTTTTGGTTATCAGCCATGCCATGCTTAACCCATGAAGCCGAAGATATCGGCGGATAGGGAGCAAAAATGAACACAGTAAAAATCTCAGAGATCAGAGACATAATCAAGTTTTCTGGTATTGGAATTGAAGCATCAAAGCGTGGATCTGGAATGATTCATCTACACGCTCAAAACTATAACGAAATGGTTGATTTTCGTGCAGTATGCCAAACAAACGGAATCCACATTAATGTTAATACTTACCCAAATGGCGATGGTTCTACTTACGCTTATGTAAGTGGTCGCATTAGCGAAGCGGTGAGCGCATGATTATTAACTCATTAACGATTCTAATAGTTGCTGGAATTGGTCTGGCGATGTATTTATCTTTTCGCTTAGGCGAAGAAGTTGGATACGATCGCGGAAACGTTGAAGGTCGCAAGGCGCTTCGCAAGCAATTCATGGAACAGGTGAACCAATGAATGCTAAAGACTTGCTAACCGAAGCCAGAGCAACCATCGAAGATCGTGGAATGGACTATGGACACCCATCCGACAATATGGCACGAACAGCCAGATTATGGTCTGCCTATCTTGAAATGCCTATTGCAGATTATCAAGTTGCCAGTTGCATGGTGCTAGTAAAACTAGCCCGAAGCATGGAAGGGTCAAAGGTCGATAATTACATCGACATGCTGGGATATGCCGCAATCAGCGGAATGCTGCACACAGAGGAGAACGAACTTTATGTCTAACATTAAAGAGATTCTTCAGATAACAGATCGCAACAGAGCAGCAGTATTTAAGTGCCAGATTCAAGCGATGAAGCCTTATGACGTTGCTTATTATCAAGGCAAGATGGATGCATTAGATCACATTTATGCACTACTAACAGAGGGAGATAAATAATGTTCAATTTGGAAGATTATGAGACGGTGGCAATGCTTAACCGTTGGTTCGTAGAAAATTATCCTATGGGAAGGACAAACATTGAAATCGTTTACCATGACCCTAAAGAGGGGTTTATCACTTGCAGGGCTGAAGTTTACAGAGATATTAATGACGTGCATCCTGCGACTACTAATATCGCTCATGGATCTAGGGATCTATATAACTCAAACATGCGTAGGTTTTACGCAGAGGATATTGCTTCATCAAGTCTTGGCAGAGCAATCACGCTCCTTAAGGGCGGACAAACAGCAACTAGAGACGATATGGAAAAAGTAGATACAAATAAGCCATTCGAAAAGCGCTTGGCTGAAAAGATTACTGTTCCAGACGTAAGCGATGATCTATGGACTACTAAGACAGTAGAAGCACCTAAGACATCTGCTGAAGCGGTAGATCTAGTTAAAGATATTATCGGTGGACAAACAGATAAAGATATTCCGCGCTGCGAACATGGGGAAATGATTTGGAAAACAGGTCAGACAAAAGCAGGTAAGACGTGGGGGCATTTCAAATGCGTAGGCTCTGCAAGCGGTGCGTTGCTTCGATGCCCTAAAGAAAAGGAAGTTATCTGGTACGAAATAAGCCCACAAGGCAACTGGCAGAAGCAGAAGATCCGATAATGGGTGAAATGATGATATTCCATGAAGATGGAACTGCTGAAATAATTACAGCCGAAGGCGATCGTGAACAAATCGTTATCTACTGCGATTTATGTAACGAACCAATAGCAATTACAACTAAACTAGGTTGCGATGATGTATTTCTACAATGCATTAAATGCCATGCTGTAACAAATACTAATGGCTAGTCAATCAAGAAAATATAGAGGTTTCGCGACAGAGCGGATCGTTGCCGATTACTTGCGGCAGTTCTGGGAATTCGCTTCCGTCGGTCGCGGAATGGGCAAAGATGTTCAGAATGTGCCATTTGATGTTGAGGTCAAGGCACGAACTGGCTTCCAGCCTAAACAGGTTCTCGCGCAGATCAAGGCTCGCACATCTAAATCTGGGGAG